GCTCTTAGGATTGCAGATAGAATAGCAATAATGAAGGACGGTATAATAGAGCAAATAGATACTCCAGCCAAAATTGTTAAAGACTGGTTAGATTTTTTTTGTAGTAGGAGTACAAGATACAGTTGCTCCAGATTAAGCTAAATAAAGGAGTTTATATTGCTTAATGTTTTTAACCCATACCTAGGATAGGTATGGGTTTATTAAGGAGTTAATTTAAGATATATTCTCTTTATTATGTTAGCCAAAGTTCAATTAATCCCTGGATTCGATAAACAAGTAACCGAAACTGGTGCGGAAGGGCGCTGGACTGGAGGAGACTATGTACGTTTTCGTTACGGTTTACCTGAGAAAATAGGGGGTTGGGAACAACTTGGAACTACCAGCCTTGTGGGAGTAGCACGGGATCAACATGCTTGGTTTGATTTATTAGGTAATAGATACGCCGCCATAGGCACTGACAAAATTTTATACGTTTATTACGAAGGAACTTTTTTCGATATTCACCCTTTACAGACGTCTCGTCAACAGGCCGGAATGACCAGTTGTTTTACAACTAGTGCAGCGTCTGATGCAGTAACTGTGACCTGTACTACTCAGCATGCTTTAACTGTAGGGGATATCGTTGTATTTTCATCAGTTAGTTTAATCCCGGGCACAAGTAGTTTTGTTGCTGGAGATTTTGAAAAAACATTTCAAGTACAGACGGTTCCCACATCGACTACCTTTACTATTACTATGGCAGCTAATGAAACAGGAACACCGTTCTCGACTACCGGCACCGCGACCCTTGATTTCTATTATGTGGTAGGTCCAGCTTTGCAACTTCCTGGATATGGATGGGGAACTGGACTATATAGTGGTAGTGTTACTTCAACCACTACGACCATGAATAATGGCGGAAATTTATTAGTGGCTGCTACTTCAGTCACCCTTACATCTAGCGCATCTTTTCCAGCCACAGGAACACTACTTATCGATTCAGAACTTATGACCTACACAGGGAATGATACAGGAACTGGGGTAATCTCTGGTTTAGGTCGAGGAGCAGGAGGAACAACGGATGCCGAACATACTGATGGAGTTACTGTTACAGATGCTAGTGATTATGTGGGATGGGGAAGTGCATCCGCTTTTGGAATTATTGTTGATCCCGGTCAATGGCGATTAACTAACTTTGGACAAAAACTACTAGCTTTAATTTTTGATAGTGTAGCCGTTGAATGGGATCCTTCTGCTGGCGACGCCTTAACCACAAGAGCTACTGTAATTACCGGAGCTCCGACCGCTTCACGAGACATGCTGGTATCCACATCCGATCGACATCTATGTTTTTTTGGAACAGAAACTACAGTCGGTACTACTTCGACTCAAGACGATATGTTTGTAAGATTTTCTGATCAAGAAGATATCAATACTTATACTCCCACCGCTATTAATACAGCAGGTACACAACGACTTGCGGATGGTTCAAAAATTATTGGAACACTACGGGGTCGTAATGGTAATTATGTCTGGACCGATACAGCTATGTTTAGTATGCGATTTATTGGAGCTCCTTTTACTTTTGGTTTTGAGCAGGTTGGAACTAACTGTGGACTTATTAGTCAACACGCCGCCCTTGAAGTTGATGGTATTATTTACTGGATGTCTGAAGATAGTTTCTTTTATTTTGATGGTTCGGCGGTTAAAAAATTACCTTGTTTAGTTGAGGACTATGTTTTTGATAGTCTTAACAACGATGCTGAACTTATTGTCTATGCGGGAGTTAATGATAGATTTAATGAAATCACATGGTTCTATCCTTCTGGATCTGTCACTACTTGTGATCGTTCCGTAACTTATAACACTAGAGATTCACAAAATATTCCTGGAGGTGTGTGGACAACAAACGATGCTTCTTTATTAAAAAGAACAACCTGGGTGGATCAAGGAGTGTTTGGTGCTCCCTATGCTACTTCTTATGATACTAGTGAAACCCCTACCCAAGGATCTATTTCGGGGGTTGGTGCAGGAGCCACTACTTATTATGCTCAAGAAACAGGAACGGATCAAGTTAAAAGTGGAGGAGCTACAACGGCTGTTGCAGCCACTATTGAATCAGGAGATTTTGATATTGATCAAACCGGTAATGTCACAGGTGCTGGTGAATTTATGTGCCGTATCAGTCGCTTTATCCCCGATTTTAAAAACCAAGTTGGTGATGCGGAGGTTTCTATTATGTTAAGAGATTTTCCGTCGGATACACGAGCGTCTTCGGCTTCAGGTCCTATTATTACTGGACCTTTCACCGTTACAACCAGCACTACCTATGTTAGTTGCAGAGCACGAGGACGAGCAGCTTCTTTCAAAATTGCCAATACCGGAACTGGACAAACATGGAGATTTGGAACCTTCCGTGCCGATATTCATGCCGGAGGAAGAAGATAATGGCAAAAATTAATGAAATTGTATCTCAAGCCACTCCTACTTATCAACCGGATAATCTAAATCAGTTTGGTAGAGATATTAACAATATTATTCAAAAATTAAACACGACTTATCCCTCTATAATTATAAACGATTCGGAAGCTGAGTCTTTTTTCTTCAGTGGGTAAAAAAGGCAACATTTTTGGTTATGTCCATAGAGCACGGACGCCTATTAAACGTCCTGGCAGACACACAAAAAGGCTTAACAAACGCGCAAAAAAAATGTATAAGCAACGCTATCGTGGACAGGGACGCTAATGGCAAATAAATTTATTAATACTCAATTTGATTTAAACACGACAAATGCAAAGGTAGTTTATACCTGTCCGGCAGAGACGGTTGCTTTAGTTAAAAGCATTCAATGCTTTAATTTAAGCAGTGGTACCGTGTCAGTAAGTGCAGCCATTACCGATAACACGGATTCCACGACCTATAGTTTTTCCAAACGAGCCATGGGGGCTACGAGCACCACTGATTTAGTGACCGCTCTTAAGGTGTTTGAAGAAAGTGATATTCTCAAGCTTACGGCTACGGGGGCAAATTTTGTTACTGGAACCATAGCTATATTAGAACAGGATCGAAGTTAATGGAGTACGTAACCATTGACGGTCAACAAGTCCCTAAATTCAAGGTAAGATCAGAAACTATTATTACTAATATTAAAACTAAACATATCTATAAGGACGAAGCTGAAGTTGAAGCTGACATATTAAAACAAAATGCTCGCCCGGAGGATATTCGTAGAGATGTTAAAATTATAATTCCTAAAGGACTGGACGTATTTGGAAAGAAACCGCTTAAAAAATGACTCCTTTAGGTGGGACAGAATTACAAATGGCGGAGCTGGAGAAAAGACTATCCGCAGATTACTTTAAAAAAATAAACATTACTTTGTCCATTCCCGAAAAGGAACCTATCAACAGAGATAAAATCAATGTTCTCTGGATGAAAAACTCTTACGATCAGCCCAACATCGCTCCGTGGTTTAGTGAACCAGAAAACTTAAGAAAGTATGACTGGTACGTTTTTAATAGCCATTGGAACTATGAAAAATTTAGGTATCTTTATAAAATGCCTACTCATAAATGTAGTGTTATTAAGAACGCTTTACCTACCATTAAATGGAAAGAACGCAAGCCGTGGAAAGTGGGCGATCCGGTTAAACTGATTCATGTCTCGACTCCTTGGCGTGGTCTTAATGTTTTACTAGGAACCATGGAGTTAATTAAAGATTCTAACATTACTTTGGATGTTTATAGTTCCACTCAATTATACGGAGATCAATTCAAAGAGGCCAACGACAAACGCTTTGAACCGATGTATGAAAAAATGGAAAAGATGCCTAACGTTAATTATATAGGCTACAAACCTAATCTAGAAGTTATCGATGCAATGCAAGAAAGCAACATGTTTGTTTACCCCAGTATTTGGGAAGAAACATCCTGCATCTCCGCAGTCGAAGCTATGGCTACAGGTAATGTAGCCGTTGTTACTAATTTTGGAGCCTTATTCGAAACGTGTACGGACTATGCCTATTATCTTAATTATGAAACGAGCATTTTTACTCTGGCCCATAAATTTAAGATTATGATTGAATATCTAGCTAAACATCTTCACGAGCCTGAGTTAAAGGAACGTTTAAACGCTCAACAGAAATACTACCGTCATTTCTATGACTGGGACATGAGAGCTGGTGAATGGGAAAGCTTTTTTAAACAAATTTTAAAAATAAAAGGAGTGGCATGAACTATAAAATCGATGAAAAAAGTATTATTAATGAAAAGAATATTTTTGGACAAAACACTAATAAAGGTAATGACGTTATTGAATGGGATAAAAAAGTAGAGAACCCTCCAGTAAAATTATTTTTCACTTCCCCGTGCCATGGAGGGGTCGATATTCATTACATGAGAGCGACTCTGGAACTTCAGGCGCTTTGTCAACGGAATAAAATTCCCATTACTTTTCATTTACTTCAATCTTCTATTGTCACCCAGGGGCGTAACCTGTGTGTCTCTGCTTTCCTTAAATCAGGATGCACCCATATGCTCTTTGTTGATACGGATATTGAATTTGATGAAACATCCTTATTAACTATGCTTAAAGCGGACAAGGATATTGTCCTTACTCCTTACCCAATGAAGGTTGTGGACTGGGACAAGGCTAAGAATATCAGTAAAAGATCAGGACGCCATATTAGTAAGTGTGGTTATTATTTTCCGATGGCTTTTATTGATCCTGAAAATATTGTCATTGAAAATGGCATAGCAGAAATTAGTAGGGGACCGACTGGGTTCATGCTTCTTAAACGCCAGGTCTTTGAACGGATGGCTAAAGAGTATCCAGAAATGAAAATCAAACAACAAACGATGCTGAACCAACAAATGCATGAAACAGAACACTTCTGGAATTTCTTTGACACAGAGTTTAACAAGGAAAAAGGAACGTTTAAGGGGGAAGACTTCGCCTTTTGTGAACGATGGACGAAGATTGGAGGTAAGCTTTACGCTAATGTCGACGCGTATATTACCCACCACGGAGACTATAGTTATAAGGGTAGGTTTATTGACGAAGGCGCAAAAATTAAGTAAATTGAATAATAACACTGGTTTTACAGGAGCACAACTATGACAATGAATCTCGCAATGATGTATGCAATGAACGTCGGAATACAGGCGTTACAGGGCAAACGAGGTAATAATTTATGGAAAGACGCGTTTAAAGACACCGCTCTAATGGCGAGTTTTCAGGGCTTGGATACTGGGCAAGTAAAAGCTGGAACTGATCCAGCAGCTGGTTATTTTGGTTCACAAGCTGCAGGAATGCAAGGAGTAGATGTCGGTTTTAAAGAAGCACTAAGCCAAAAACCAAGTATAGTAAACCAGATGACTAAAGCCGTAACAGACCAAGGTAAAACTGGCATTGAGAAACTTACTGACCGTGAGAAATTTATACAAACCTTACCTCCATGGGAAGGCCAAGAAGAAATATTTAGTGAAGGCACAGGAAAAAAAGGATGGTTCGATAAAGTAGCAGGAGTTTTTAAATCTCCACAACAGAGGATAGTTGGAGATCAACCAGCATCACAATTGTTTAAAACAGCGGACGGTCAAATTAAAAGAGTTCCATTAATGGAGATGAAAACGGATCGAGTCAAAGTAGGTCTAGGAGCAGGAGCATTAGGAGCAACACTTTACGGAGCAGGAATGTTCGACCCCGTTCCACCGGCAGAGCCGAAGTATCCGGGCTACAACAAATTTTACGCAGAAAATCCAGGGCAGTTCATGCCTTATGATGATCCTGATATTGACCCAATTGATTATTCCAAATATCCGGACAAACCGTATAGTGGAATTAAAAAGGGAGGTATTATAGGATTACAAACAGGAGGCAGTTATAGCTCAAACTGGCAACTTCTTTATAATCAATATATTCAGGCAGGATTAAGCCACGAAGAAGCTTCAGCTTCAGCGACAGCTACAGCCGATATGATGCCTAACATATCTGATTTCTTTAAACAACAAGGAGGCATTGCTACTTTTGCTAGAGGAGGCAGGGCGTCCAACCAACCCAATCAAAATATTGTTGAAGCAACCGAGGAAGAAGAAGAAAGACGTAGACAGCAAGAACAAGTCGAAAGACAGGGTCCCTCAGGTCGGCCAGCACCAGGAGCAGGACCAAGAGAAGGATCACCACGTATTCCCTATGACGAAGACAGAGGGATTGGAGGATATGGACCAGGTCGAAGCGTGGCACCTGAAGGAACCTTTTTACCAACACCTCAAATTGATCCGAGATGGTTTCATCCGGACAATCCAAGATTTTTAAGACCAGAGACTCAGG